CAACGGACTGAAAATCCGTGTGTCGACAGTTCGATTCTGTCCTGAGGCACCATTTGTATTCCATGCGGTTGTGGTGGAATGGCAGACACGCCATCTTGAGGGGGTGGTGAGCGTACGCTCGTGAGGGTTCAAGTCCCTCCAACCGCACCAAGCTAATAAAATAAGGGCTTACAGGTAATTCTGTAAGCCCTTATTTTTGTTTGACATCATAAAGTCTTATGGGGTTTGACATCATTTTGACATCAGAATATTTTAGCGATGCGTTCCACGATGTCATCTTCCATTTTAGGAGTGACGTGTGAATAGGTGTCCATTGTTTCTTGAAACGAAGCATGGCCTAGGCGTTCTTGTATGGCTTTCATATTTGCCCCATTTTCAATGAGAAGTGTGGCGTGAGTATGTCTTGTACCGTGCATAGTAAAAGTTGGCTTACCGATTAAATTGGCGTATTTCTTACATAACTTGCTGACTTCATCAGGGCAGCGAGGAGCACCTTTAATGCCAGGAAATACTAAATTATTATTAATCCAGTTCATCGTCTTGATTCTGCGCTTATCTATGACCGTTTTATGCTTCATAAGCTCATGGAGTGTTTCCGTATCAATGGCAATTATCCGTTTTGAGGATGTGGTCTTAGTTGTATTGGATATAACTGCAGTAGATCCGATTTTGAGGGCAGTTTGTGAAATGGATATAGTTGATTTTTTGAAGTCAATGTCTGACCATCTTAAGCCTAATAATTCAGACCGTCGCATACCTGTTGCAAATGCTAATTTAAAGAGTGCATGATGTTCTGTGTTCGATATATTCGATAAGAAGTCTTTAACCTCATCTGCAGATAACGTTACCATATGTCGAACCTTAACCTGCTTTGGCCGGTCTATGTTTTTCATATAGTTTTTAGGAATAATGTCATCTTTTACAGCCTGCTCTAATATGGATCCTAGAATTGTCATGGTGTAGGATATAGTCCTTGATGACAATCCATCCATTGATTCAAATACATACCGTAATGTATTAGGTTTAATTTCGGCTAACTTTACGCCGCCGATTTTATCTCTGATATAGCGATTGATAATTCCTGTATAGCTTTGATATGTGGCAGGGGTTATAGTCTTTTTCTTTAGATTCAACCATATATTAATCCAGGTGTTTAATGAGATAGTATCATCGAAATTGGCACATGATTGATTAGCATTTACGTATTTCTCCATAGCTTCCGTAGCAGCTTTCCTGGTACTGCCGTAAAAGTATTTGCGTTTGCCATTTATCACCTTTGATACCTGGTAGCGACCGTCGGATCGTTTTTTAGCCATAAAAATAACCTCCTTAGCATAATAAATAAGACTTAGAGGTTTTGTGGTATAATATTATTGGAGTAAAAATGAAGTACCTCTAAGGTATGTAGTTTTTAATGGCCCTCACTGCGGTGAGGGCTTATTTTTATTTCTTTTTAGCTCGACGTTTAATTCTTTTCTCTTTTTTTGCTATTACATGTCGTGGTAGTGGAGTAGGTTTTTCCCACTCTGAAAGATTTCTCCAATTATCAGGGAAACCCATTAATTTAGCATTAATATATTTGCTATGTATGATTAAGTCTTTTATAAAATACATAAAAGGATAGTCTGGATCTATTGTCTTTAATATCTCAGCCATAGCGATTATAGTATTATAAATTTTACTATCTAATTTTTTACTATTAGGTTCTGATTTTATGAGACGGGAGTCAATGCTTTTTATAGGAATAAATACAAATGGTGTTCGCTTATTCCAAAGTCTACCATTATGTGCACAAACATTTCTTACCCATCTTAAATTATTTAACACGGACTGCATTGGGATGTAATCAAATGGGAAATTAGCAAATATTGCCTTTTTATCGTGTCTTTTATTTATTCCATCAATCCAATTTAATAACTCTCCTAGTGTTAATAATAATGAAGATACCCAGATAGGTGGTGTATTAATGGTAGGGTATTTCGTTTTGTAATGGAGAGCGAATGGTTCTTTACTTTTTTTATATGACTGTACAAGTAAATCAAAAGCTGTTTTCACACCTTGAACTTCTGATCTTTCACAGACGTCCCTTTTGAATATAGAAGAATCTTCGTGCGGATGAGAAGTATTATAATGCGTTGCTAAATACTGTGCCCATGAAGCTTTTACAGCAACTTCTATTTTTTCTATACCAGTTGAAATCAATCGTCTAAATTTTTGGTCAAAAATATAGGTATGCTTCACTTGGTCCCATGATGTGCCTTCTTTAAATTTATGATTTCTAGGAGAACATGATGGGTATCGTTCTTCGTACATCCACCAATATCCGCTCAACCGATAATACCCGACAGTACTTAGCCATTGATGGATGTCTAATTCATCATGAATAAGCATGCCTCTAGATTTTAATTGTTCTATTTGTTGTTCGATAGTTGTAGGCTGCTTTATATTAGTAGGCATAAAATAATATCTTTCTTAGGTATAAAAAAAAGACCCATCCTGGTGCGCAGTTGTTGAATAATCAACCCTAAGCGTGATGGGTACTGTTATAATTATATTATCACGCATATTTGCAATTTTCAAATTACATAAACGCAATTCCGTATTCTTAAAATACATAGTTGATTAAAACAATACTAACAATTTTTTATTTTGAAATCTCCCTTTTATATAATCCCTTATAATACTGATACGTAATGGTGGTAGAAATCTATATTCTCAAACTCCGTATCATCGATGCGTGTCCGACGAACCATTTGCTCAACTAGATTGACGTGTTGATCTAAATAGAAGTCATCGTTAATAATATGCATCAATTCATGCTTAATTTCCTCCCTCATACGATCATGAGGGAGGTTTCTATTTATGTAGATATTATGGGTATCCACATCTTCACATTCCTCTGACACAGCGTTGGCATGTGGTAAGTCACAGTAAATTACATTAACTACCAAATTAACACACTCCCTTATATGCTATTTATTTTTTAATTTTAATAGTTCTATATATTCAACTGCTTTCTCCATATCCTCCTTACTAATATCTTTTGCTGCAGAGAATAACATACGGGCCCCTGGGCGTGTGCGTAAGTACTCAGCGAATTCAGCAGCTTCTTTATCTAGGTAATATTCCTCTTCAGTTTTATTATTTGCTCTAGATTTATCGCCTACATCAGCGAAGAATTCAAGTGCACGTTCGCCGAGTTGATCTTGTTCATCTGGATCAGTTAATAATTCATCTAACGACATATTCATCCCGTCCGCTAATTTGTTTAAAGTTCTAATAGAAGGAATAATTGGTTTCTTTGTTCTAGAATTTTTATTATTTTCTAGCATTGACAAGTATTGTTTAGTCAAACCGGTTTTTGCTGATAGTTCTTCTAATGTTAAATTATTATCTTCTCTATATTTTTTTATGGCTTCTCCTAATGACATCGTAGAATCCCCCTTTCTTGATAAGTAAAGTTTACATTATAAAAACATTTTTGTAAAGCATGCTTGACAATTGTTTTTTGATAAAGTATACTAAAGCTGTCAAGCGGGCTTGACAACTGAAATGAAGAAAGGAGGACGTATGAATAAGCTTAGAGAATGTAGGATTAATAAAAATATAACTCAAGAAGAGCTTTCTAGGATATCTGGTATTTCTAGGACTACTATTGTTAATATTGAAGCCGGAAAGCTTAAGTTTATCCGCTCTGACACAATGGATGCACTATCAGAAGCTCTTAATGTTCCTGTTCCTACATTATTTTTTTAATTTAAAAGTAAAGCGCGCTTTACTTTCGACAAAAGGCGCGATATGCGAACAATTTATTAACACAGAAAGGAGATTGCGATGAAAATCATTATAGAAGGTACTGCTGAAGAAATTCAGGCATTAATGCAAAAAGAGCTCTGCTGTGAACAGAGCTCTAGTAATCAATGGTTTCCTGAAGACAGTAATCGGAAATATTACGAAAAATCAACGAGTGGTCCTAACCTGAAAAAATAGTTTCGTTGATATATTTCCAAGCATCCTTTGGTAACCAACCTTGGGTATTATTTATTACTTCTATGACCAGTAAACTATCATTGCTATCTAGATATTTGGTTATTTTGTCAGATACTTCTTGGGCTGATTGATAATTAGATCTAATTAAATAGGACGATTTCCAATATGTACACCAAGCTCCATCACTTGCCGATTTGATTGCTTGGATAACATTTTCATAATCTTGTCCCGCTTTATTCAAATCATAAGTAATAAAATAACGTTTTTTCATTCCACTCACCTCCTTTCTATATCCATTATAGCAAACGCGGAGGTGAGGGAAGTAATACTAATAAACAGATGAAGGAGGTGAGGAGATGAAGAACCCTGTAGGGGGGATTTATACAAAAGAAAATAGAGAACAATTTAATTATCAAAATAAATTTATAAGAGTTGAGTCAACAGGGGGTGATTTTTGGCATTATTTACCATTCATTGCTGTAGTGGTTTCCTCTGTTTCATTAGGCGTATCCATAGCATTTTGGGTGCTTAAAATTTTATGAAAATTAGATAAATTGTAATGGACTTTATAGAACTTAATTTTTTCTATTAGATGTTTATAAAGGAGAATATATGAAAATCATAATTAAATCAAATGTTATATCTAATGAGGAGATAAAAGAACTTGTTGAAAATTTATTCAAAATAGAAAAAGAGTACCCTGTTGAGAGCACTCTTTTAGTGAAAAAAAATTAATCTGGAGTTGTTGAATCAATCTGAAAACCTATCTTGCGACGGGGCTGCGTTAGGTCATCCTTACGAGGTACAGATACCAGTAAAAGATTTAATTGACTTATATGCTGTAAGAGCTGAACGTGAGAACCATCAGGTAGGGTGCCGTAAAAGATAATCATATCTGGTCCCCAATACCCTACATCTTCAATGCTAAAAACGATGTCTTGAAAATTAACGAGTCTACCACCTGCTTGATATTCATTGTCTAAATCTTTTTCGAAATCCTCGATTGATTTAACAATTCTTTCATACATCCATCCGGCATCGCCCCCTTCTCTAGGTTTTATTACATCCATAGCGTGAATCGCATTCGATTCAATTAAGTTTTGGTGGTTCATGTATAACCGCCTCCTTCCTGAGGTGATTATACAAACAATTATTTAAGAATACACAAAATATTCATGAAAAGTTTATGAACATCTATAAAAAGATATAAAGGAGGATTATTGTGGACAGGAATAAATTGTGCATAACAGTCGCTGAGGCCGCCGAACTAGCAAGCGTTCCTCAAGATGTGATTCGTCAATGGGCAGCTGACTTTGATTTTCCGTCGATGAAGATAGGGGCCCGAGGTGGCAAACGATTGATTCATTTAGATTCGTTTAATGCGTGGCTAGGGAAACGATGCCAAGCAAGAATAGGAGAGTGAAAAAATGAAAAAATTAGCAGGCATCATGCTGGCAACATGTTTTGGAATTTTAGAAGGCTCAGATGTACAAGGGTACGAGTTGCATTCATCGACTATGCTACTATTGCTTTTATGCACTGTATCTGCAGTAGCTATTCTTTATAAATCATTTAAGGAGGATGAGCATTATGGACGATATTGATGTGATTGGTGTGTTATTTATTCTCGTTGTAATGACCGTTTGTATTATGTTTTACGGTGGTCTAATTTGGATGTTAATACGATGAGACGACCTGTTCGAATATGCACAAAATGCGGTGTTAGGTTAATTCCACACACTCATAACTACATTTATGACGAGATTAATCGTAAGGCGATTAGAGTGTGCAAACCTTGCCACGATGAACATATTCGCCGTAAATGTAAAAAATGCTCGCACTCACGGCAATGAGTAACGAGCAAAGATAAAAAATATCCTATGTAAATTATACCAGATAAGGAGATAAAATGCCTGAAATAAAAGCAATAAAATCTAAACCTACTGTAAATGCATTTGACTTTAATTTCTTTGCAGATAACAAAAGCAAGCACGAATCATTACAAAAGGTAGCGATAGTTACTACAAATAGCTATATCAAACTTTCAATGCCGGCTTACAGAAAATTAAAAGGGCCTGAGTATTTCAAAGTTGGTATAGATATTAACAATAAAGTCATTTGTGTGGCGCCTGCGATTGCAACAGAGCCATATGTAATTAAGCCGACAGAGGTACAAATTAAAAAAAATACTATTTATATATCGAAAAGTCGTAGCGTAATTCGTAAACTCCAGGAAATTGGAATCCCTAAAATCGTTGAAGGGAAATTATTTGATGATGAATTACTGTTTAAATTCTAAAGGAGAAACTATCATGGAAAATCAAAATATCTTAACTATTAAATTCAATGACACAGAAGACCTTGCACTTAAAATCGCAGAATGGAATGGAATTTTAAACCATCAATGTTGTGGCAATTGCCACGATGAAAAGCACCCTGCTGAACAAGTAACAAAAGCAATGTGTGAAACTGCACCTAAAGCAGAGCCTACTACAAAGCAGGAAAAACAGAAAACTCCAGAAATTACGGATGACGACCTTCCAGTACTTCCTCTTGACGCTGATCCGTCGCCTAAAGCAGAATCACAACCTCAGCCAGTCGTTCAAGAAAAGGTTAAATCTGTTCCTAAACCAGAACCTGAACCAGAACCAGAACCTGCATTGGATGTAAGTGACGAACCCGTAGATAAAAAAGCCTTTTATAAAGAATTCCGCGCATGGATGGGGGAAGATGGTGTAAAGGCTAAAAAAGCGATTGCTGTTTTCGGTAAACATGGTGTTACTCGTCCATCTAGTGACTCTTTGACCGATGATCTTATCACCGATTTGAAATCCATCATGGCAGAGAAGGAGGCTTAAATATGTCGAAACAGCAGTTTAAAAGCCAAGCAGATATATGTAAGAAGTCACTAGACATATTACATAAGGCCATTGAAATGGACCCTGGTAACGCTGAGGAATACCAAGCTGGTATTGCATACACAGAAGGCGTTATGAAAGCGTCCAATGCGATTGTAAAAGCCTTTGACGTGGTAGAGCCTCCTAAGGCAGCTACGCCTAAAGACAAAACGGAAGATGCTACAAAGGAAGAAAAGCCAAAGCGTACACGTAAGACTAAAACGGCTAAAGAACCTGCGCCAGTTGATAGCAAACCAACTATAGAAGAAACGCAACCAACGGCTGAGCCTAGTGTAGAAGAAAATTCGAACATCTTTTCCATGTTCGACGATTAAGGCGGTGGCGTTCTGTGGAAACTGCGTCTAGTTTATACATCCGTAAAATGTTCGATAGCATCATAATTGAAAAACATTATGATGCTGCTTACACAACAATTCACCATTGCGATTGCAATCATACATTTGGTGGTACATGGAATCGCAAATATAGCATGGGCTGCGGATATTATACAGGTGCGAAATATTATGTTTGTCCTAATTGTGGAACTCGCTCCGAACCATATGTTCATAAAGTAGTAATTGCATCTGATGATGAGGAACTATTTCCTAAAGAAATGTTTTTTGAAGTCGTTAATTGCAAAGACTTTCTCGATCTTCGTATTAAATATAAAGGAATCCAGCTATTTTGGGATGGAACATCTGAAGATGGCTCTTATAAAGAAGTCCTGCGTTTTGATTTCAAAGCCAGAAAAGCTTTTTATATCGATGAAGATAAGAGAAAACATGAGCTCACAGTCGAGTATATTCGTGAGTATGATAATCCGATTATGCCAATTTTAAAATACATAGGAAAATCCTATGCAGTTCATGGCGTTAATAAAGAACATTTGGCCAAACTCTTCAAAAGTCTGCGCCTAACGTTTGAAAAACGCTTGTCAGAGCAGTGTGGATATAAAGTAAAAGATGTTTATATCCCACATTCGATTAGTGAATATGGCGGATATGGAATTTCTATGTTGGTTAATATGATCTTAAAGCTTAGAGCTCCTGATATGCCTGCTGTCACTAAAATTATTAAAAGCAACATTAAATGGACTCCACGCTATTGGATGGGTTCCATAAGAGATCTACATTTTGATGATTCGATTTTAACTATGACTAAAAAGGGGACCGGATTCTTAGAAGCATTGCGAATTTATCATCGAGCTCCTGATAGTAAATTATTGCGTAGCATTATGGTTAATGACCCTATGATTGTTAAGTTATCAGATATGCTGAATGTTTTTAAAGACGAAAATAATCGAAGGACAATATTGACGCTTAATCGAGACAAAGGGTTCGATGATGTATCTGCGAAAATAATTAATGCAGCTCATTTAGATGAGAATATGGGTGTTAGGTCTCAAAAAATCTTTAATATGTGGATTGGCCTTTCCAAACGATATGGCGAACGAAATTTATTGCGGTATTTGTTAAATGTCACTGCATCAGATATCAGGGATATCGTTAATATGTACAGTCAAATAAACGGTAAGTATATAGCTCAAGTTTGGAATACTGATTGCAAGTTAAAAGACTTCCATGATGTTGTAGTTAATATTTACAACAAGCAAGAGTATGGCGACGTAATGCTTCCAGATGTTCCTCAACTACAAGCGGATGTAAATGGAATGCATTTTATGGTTCCAAGAACTGCCGCAGAATTAATGACTGCTGGTAAACGATTAAAAAATTGTGTGGGCTCATACCGGGATAGAGTCATGAAAGGAACTACGGCAATAGTGTTAGTTACCGACGATGCTATGAAGCCGGTTGCATGCCTAGAATTGGCCAATAAGGGTAAGAAGAAAGGTCGTCAAATATTTGACTTAGTGCAGGCGAAGCTCTTCGCTAATGAAGAACTAAAAAAGAATGCTCAAATTAATTCGACGGTAATGCAATGGGCCAATCAATTGCAGATTGAGCCGCACACCATCGATGTGGATGCCACTGTTGTATAGGAGAATGATATGAAACTCACAAAATTAGAACTACTTAACTTCAAAGGATTAACTTCCTTTACGTTAGATTTAAACGGCGATGTTGTAATCCGTGGCGATAATGCCACCGGCAAAACGACTGTATTTGACTCAGTGTGTTGGTTGCTATTTGGCAAAGATAGCCTGGATAGGGCTGATTTTGAAATCAAAACATTGGATGGTGGTGAACCTATCCATAAAGTCAATCACGAAGTAACAGGGACCTTTACATTAGATGAAGGTGGTACTGTTGAGCTTAAACGCGTCTATCGTGAAAAGTACTCTTCCCCTCGTGGTGGTGAAGTTACCTTAACAGGCCACACGACAGATTATTTTGTCGATGGTGTGCCTAAAAAAGAAAAAGAATACAAAGAAATGGTTAGTTCTCTTGTAGATGAAAGCATCTTCAAATTAATTACAAATCCATTGTATTTTAACGAAACGTATTCCTGGCAAAATCGCCGGAAGCTGCTCCTTGAAATGTGTGGCGATATTGATGATGCCGCTGTAATTAATAGTCGTGAAGACTTAAAACGATTAGCAGAGTTATTAGATGGACGCACGGTTGATGATCAACGCAAAGTGATTGCCAGCAAGAAAACAGCTATTAATAAAGAACTGGATATGATTCCGGTTCGTATTGATGAAGCTGTGCGAAATAAACCTGAAGTTATGGCTGATAAAAATAAACTAATCAGTGATATTAAAACTTTATCAACTGGCATTGATGATGTTGAAAAACAAAAGGCCATTATTAAAAACGGTTTTAGTGCTACAGAAAAGCAGTCTAAAATTCGTGATATTAATCGTCAATTAGATGTTAGACGTTCAGATGTACAATCCGATTACCATAAGCGCAAACAACATTTGCGCAGCGAGTACGAAACGGCACTATCTAAATTAAAGGCGACTGAAGCTGAAAGAGATAGATGTATGGATAGAAGCAACGAGCTTAATAAAGAAATTGAGCGAGAAGCCAAACGCATCGAAACTCTAACGTCTGAATTCGACACATTTAACTCTCAGCAGTTTAGTAAAGAGGCTTGCCCTACTTGCGGGCAGCAATTGCCGGCGGATAAGCAGGAAAAACTCGAGGCAGAATTTAACGCTAATAAATCTAAAAAGCTTGAAGAATGGAAAGGCCTTATCGATAGTGCTGCTAAGTTAAAAGAAAACTACGAAGAGCAGCAAAAAACTATGATATCGAAAGCTGACGGATTAATAGATGACATTACCCTACAAAGCAAGGAGAGAGATATTAAACGTGAAGAATATGAAGCGTATTCTGAACCTAATGTCGAAGATGATCCTACATATGCTGACTTAAAAGCTCAATTGTTCTTGCTTGAGATCGAAGAGGAACCAGGTGCAGATGTCAAAGAACTTGCAAGACTTGATGATGAACTAGCCTCTTTGAAATCTAAAAAAGCAAATCTCGAGACTGAATTGAATAAATTTAAATTGATTGATGATATTGAAAATCGTGTTATCGAATTGGAAAACCAACAACAAAAACTTGTTACTGAAAAGAATGAACTCGATGAAGCATCATATCTTATGGATGAGTTCGTAAAAGCCAAAGTTAACATGTTGGAAGAAAGCATTAATGCAAGGTTTAAATTAGCTCGTTTCAAGATGTTCAACGTTATGTTAAATGGCAATGTCGAGGAATGTTGTGAAACCACTTATAAAGGCGTTCCATATCGCAGCATGAACAACGCAGCACGCATTAATGTAGGCTTGGATATTATCAATGCATTGACTAGCTATTTTAAAGTTAATGCTCCGGTGTTTATTGATAATGCCGAAGCTGTTACTGACTTTATCCCTGTTAATAGCCAAACAATTAAATTGATCGTTGATGAATCAGAACCTCAACTGGTCGTTAAGGAGGTATAGGTATGACTGATTTACAGATTTTCAAAAATGATACATTTGGTCAAGTTCGTATTTTAGAAAAAGATAATGAATTATGGTTTGTTGCAAAGGATGTCGCTGATACTCTCGGGTACCAAAACGGTAGTCGAGATGTAAACCGACACACTGATGAAGAAGATAGAACAAAGACAATGGTGTTTGATGGCAATCAAAATAAAGAAACAATTTTGATTAATGAAAGCGGACTTTATTCCCTGGTACTATCCAGTAAACTACCAACGGCAAAACAATTCAAACGTTGGGTCACCTCTGAAGTAATTCCTCAAATTCGTAAGACTGGTGCTTATAGCATGAATATTCCGAAGTCGTTGCCTGAAGCTCTAAGAGCCTACGCTAATGAGGTGGAATCGCACAATGCTACCAAAGCTATTGTCGCTCAGCAAGAGCAGCAGATAGCAGAATTTAAACCGGTTAAGGATTACGTTGATAAAATCCTTTCAAGCAAATCTTGCTTAACCATCACACAAATTGCCGCTGACTACGGTATGAGTGCTCAAGAACTAAATAAGATTTTGCATGAAGCTGGTCTACAACGCAAAGTCGGTGATCAATGGATTCTCTACAAGCAGCATATGTCTAAAGGCTTCACTAAATCAGAAACATTTACATTCTGCAGAAGTGATGGTCGCTTAGATTCTAAAATCACTACTAAATGGACGCAAAAAGGCCGTTTAGAAATTCATAACATTTTATCTAATTTAGATATCCACGCTGTATGCGAAAACGTGGCATAGGAGGTACATAATGGCAAATGAAGTAGCTGTAAAGCAACATACAAATTTACCTGGCTTTCAATCTGCAGAAGGATTTGAACTATTACAACGACAAGCAAAAATGTTTACACATTCCACATTGGTCCCTCAACAATTCCAGGGCGAACAAAATATGGGAAATGCTATTATCGCATTAGAAATGGCAACTCGAATGAACGCTAGCCCATTAATGGTGATGCAAAATTTATATATCGTATATGGCAACCCAGGGTGGTCCAGTAAATTCCTAATTGCAACATTCAATCAATGTGGTCGATTTGAAGCTATTAAATATAGACCTACTGGCGAAAAGGGAACTGACTCTCAAGGTATTATTGCTTACACTCGCGAAAAAGGTTCAGATGAAATTATCGCAGGTCCAGAAGTTACAATCGCATTAGCCAAGCAAGAAGGCTGGTACGACAAAAAGGGCTCTAAATGGAAAACTATGCCGGATCAAATGTTACGTTATCGTGCTGCAGCATGGTTGATTAGAACTACAGCACCTGAAATTTCAATGGGGTTACAGACTGCAGATGAAATTATTGATGTTGAAGGAAAGGTTATTGATACGGCTGATATAGTTGCTGAAACTATTAATCAAAACGCTAATAGTGAAGTAATCGATATTGAACCTACACCTACTAATGAATTCGTTAATCCTGAAACTGGCGAAGTAGTCAATATGTTTGGTGATTAACTGTGATTAGTATTCAAGCATTCGGTAGTAGCTCAAAAGGGAACTGCTACCGAATCAAAACCTCAACTAATGGGGATGAACTGCTACTAGATGCAGGGTTATCCTTTAAAGAAATTCAACGATATTGTCGATTTAATTTCCTACATCTATGCGGCACATTACTTACACATCAACACGGAGATCATAGTAAGGCTGTAAATGATTTATTAAAGCTTGGCCATCGTGTATACATGCTAAAGGATACTGCAGATGCATTATATGTAGCAGGGCATCACAAAGCTATCTATATTACGCCTAAGGTTCAATTTACGATAGGTAATTTCAGTATTCTACCTTTTGAATTAGAACACGACGTTCCTAATGTTGGATTTTTGATTTCTGACGGTGAAGAGAAGCTGTTATATATTACCGACACCTATTACTGCCGATATACTTTTAAGAATATTGATCACATTATGGTTGAATGTAACTATTCCTATGAAATACTACACCAACAAGTAGATGCTGGTTATTTAAACGAAAAGCGAATGGAACGATTAATTCAATCTCACTTTTCGCTAGAAAACGTAATTAAATTCCTCAAATCTATGGACCTAACTAAGTGCCAAGATATACGACTACTACATTTATCAGATAGCAACTCAGATGCAGAAACATTTAAGCGAGCTGTTCAAGCTGCTACTGGCAAATTAGTAGTCGTAGAACAAGAAAGGAGTCCCTTATGATTATCAAATCAATTCAAATTAAAGATAACGACATCAGTATTGCCTACCAGAAACCATCTGCCACAGGCCTTACGGATGTATTTACACTAAAATCTAAAGATGATCCACGTCCTGAACTTCTGCAAGCATTCAGTAAACTGCAGTCTATTGTGAAGAAGAACTTTGAATTCTTGGAAGACTTTAAAATCCCATTTTTGGTAAATACATTTAAATTTAAGTATGGCGACATTGAAGGTCTTATTAACCAGGTTGGTGTTGAAGGGATCGTGTCTGATATGAACACTCCTAACGAATTTAAATTTAAAACAGACTGGTTAAATGTTGAATATGCAGACTCAACATTTGCTATCTCTGTTCAAGACTTAATCGATGAATGCGTGAAATTTATTATGGGACGTCGAGCCCAAGACAATTTATTTGTAGATGAGGATTAATGAATGGGTAGGGACGTATACTACTTCAGTCACGACGTCAATGCCAGCAATGATCCTAAAATCATCGTGATGAAAGAACTATGTGGTGTAATTGCATACGCATGGTGGTGGATACTTATTGAGCAATTAGCCGTTCAAGAGGATTATAAATTGCCGATGGATAAAATCACGTTCACAGGGTTAGGTATAGCGTTTGGAATGAAGCAAAACGAAGCAAATGCTTCAAGCAACGAAGCAAATGCAAGCAAAACTAAGCAAGCTGAAGCATTTATAAATTTGCTTATAAATGAGTGCGAATTGCTAGAGACTGATGGAGAGTATTTCTGGTCCCCATCTCTCGTCCGACGGAATTTGCTTCGAAAAAATAAGCAGGTTGAAATATCCCGCAAACGCAGCGAGGCTGGGCGTTTGGGTGGGCTCAAGAGCGCAGAACAACGAAGCAAAACGAAGCAAATGCTTCAAGCAAATGAAGCAAACGAAGCAAATCAAGCTAAAGGAAAGGAAAGGAAAGGAAATATATATTCATATTCATATAATGAGGCGCACGAAAATGAAAAATCAGATAAGGATATCTTATCCATGTTTAATGATGAATCAAAAAAATCTGATCCATATAAAAACGTGTTCAAAATTTATATGAATGATGTGGGTGAAATTTCTTCTGTGACAAAAGAGAAACTAGAATGTCTTGTTAATGACTTTGGTGAAAATGAAGTCATTAATGCTATTAGTAAATCTAGCGAAATAGGTAAAGCTAGTATCGCATACATCACAGCAGTTCTAAATAACAAGATTAGGGAGGAGGTAGCAAAGGACAATGGAACAAGCAAACGTAACAGCAGCGCTAGAGGCGTGTCTCGAAAAAATTCGAGAAAGGACGAACAAGTCGACTGGAAAGCGGAATATGAAAGAGTCCACGGAAAAAAATGAGTTCTTTTACCCGGTCTACGATGAACCAGTAGTCATTCAAACAAACGTTAATACCACCTATACCGCAGTCGGAATCCCTAAGCGGTATTATGATATGGATTTCGACTGGTTACGTAAATACGGTAGCTTTCCAAAAGAGAACGCTGAAGCTTATGACGTGGTTAAAAAGTATTCTGATAATCTGAAAGTTAATCTTGATTCTGGTAAGGGCCTCATATTAAGGGGCCCAGCTGGTACCGGTAAGACATCGATTGCGGTGAGTATCTTGAAACAAGCTATGGCATTAGATAAAGGGTGCCTAATGATTTCTATGCCTAATTTATTAGATACTATGCTCACCTTATCTAAAGGCGACAATGTAGCCTATCTAAGATTTGAGCAAAAACTGCGGAATATTCCATTGCTATTACTTGATGACTTTGGGGCGGAGTATTCCAAGTCTGATTGGGTACCGTCTAAAGTTGAAAGCATCATCATTGATCGCTACAACAGGATGAAGCCTATAATTCTTACTACGAATTATAGTGATGCGTGGACTGAAAAGAATTATAGCCAAAGAGTATATGACCGGTTACGCGGCGAATATGCGGTGGCTATATTCAATGGGGAGTCGCATCGATGAAAATTATATTGAAATGCCAGTTTAGATTTCGTAAGAAAATCCATGACCGGTTCCCAACATTGAATGAGTATATCGATTGTGAACGTGGCTCGACTATAGCAGCGGCTGCTATGAAAAAGAAATGCACTGAGCAGGTTAAAGAACAATGCTTGTCTCAGCAGATACAACCTGTTAATGGGAAAGTAGACCTACTATTTGAATGGCACTCATCGACCAGGCATGATCCTGACAATGTGGCTTTTGCCAAGAAGTTTATTTTGGACGGATTGCAATTAGCTGGTGTACTAGAAAACGATAACAGAAAGTTCATCGGCACAATGGCGGATGAGATTATTCAGGATGATGAAAATTATGTAATCTTACACATCACGGAAAATATGGGGATATTCCTTTAACTAGAAAGGATGGCGCTATGGATGAAATAAGAATTCAAAAAGCATTAGGAAAACATCTGTTTTTACAAAACGTATGTATCCCTAATGTATTAATGTATCAAAAGGGGCATAAGGAGTATGAAGCTGATCTGATTTATTTTGGTCGTAAATCGAATTATCTTACAGAGGTGGAAATTAAGATTGATATCTATGACTTTAGAGCTGACTTCAAAAAGGAAAACTATCATAACCACCCAAATGTTAGACAGCTATATTATGCAATCCCAACAGATTTATATTTAAAACATAAGGATGAAATCGATGAAAGGATAGATAACGCAGGTCTTATATTAATTGATGAGTTAATGGACTATAATGGCATAATATACGGCAAGGTAAATGGCTTCCATAAGAAAGCTAAGCCTCGTAAAAATGCGGTCCCTTTAACAGAAGATGATAAGTTTCATTATCTGAAGCTAGGCTGTATGAAATGGGTTAATCGATAGAAAGAAATATTAATGAAAATACTGGATGCGAGCTGCGGTAGCAGAATGTTTTGGTTTAACAAAGAAAATGAAGATGCTGTTTACATGGATAATCGAACTGAAGATACAAGGCTGTGCGATGGTAGAAAGTTAATCGTTAAACCTGATATAATCGCAGACTTTCGAGACATTCCTTTTGAAGACGAAAGTTTTTATCTAGTAGTATTTGATCCGCCTCATCTAATAAGGGTAGGAGAGAAATCCTTTCTGAGATTAAAATATGGAAGGCTAGATACAACTTGGAAAGACGACATTAAAAAAGGCATCTCTGAATGTTGGAGAGTTTTAAAGAAGAATGGGACAATGGTATTTAAATGGAATGAGGAGCAAATCTCGTTTTCTATGATTAAAACTTTACTTCCTTGCGAACCTGTAATTGGACAACGTAGGGGCAAGACAATATGGTTAGTATTTTTTAAAGGTTAAAATGTTAGTTATTTATCACTGGTATAAACAAATTCGGACTAAAACACAAAATAAATGATAAAGGGGGAAACATATTTGAATGAATATGATATTGAAAAAATCACAAGGTTAGCCACAGAGGTGGCAACCAAAACTTACTATGAATTAGCCAAGCAAGAAAATGCACAGTTAGGTCGTAAACTTCGACACAATACGATCAAGTTATTAAAGCATTATAGTCAGTTACAATCATACGTAGACAATGCTATCACGGATTCGACACAAGCCGAAGATATATGGCTCAATGAACTGTTGATTGATATGTTTGACGATAAAAGCATTGTGAAAGTGAATGCGATTGTTAAAAGCAAAGAAAAAACAGCATTGATGATGAGACACGTAAATAACATGCTCGATATTTATGCTGAAAAGTGTAGCGCAAAACGATTTAAGTATTGTGAGTGTATGCGCAGGTATTATATTGATGGAGAAACCTTAGAAGAGATTGCTGAATCATTTCCTGAAAAGCCTGATGTACGAACCATTCATAGGTACATCGCTAGAGGTATTGAAGAGCTATCAGTACTCTTATGGGGTGTAATTGGACTAAACACGAAATTGTCATAAAACTGTCGTGGACATGTCATTCTTGACAATTTATAATGATAGTGTGAGTTAATGGGACAACAAATACTCTATCTCTCAACGACACAGTGAAACCTAGAACACTAAAACAAAAAGACCACTTAATCTATACGGTTAGGTGGTCTTTTTATATGCAAATTTAAGGAGGCGAGGTGAATACGATTGACTGATGTGTATTGTGAAAAGCGAAGATGCTTAAACAATGTTAAGGGATGGTGTAAAGCGAATGGAATTCACATTGATCATATGTGTAAATCGTATGCACCATCACACTCTTTAGTAAAAATAAAAACAGCAAAGGTACATAAGGAATGCGGTAAATATAAGCAGAATAAGAGTGTATTAAAGTAGCACGGCACCGTCACGAAGATGAGCTCCGTATGTCTCGTCGTAAAAATAAATTTAAATTATACCGTGTTTTGTTAAATTTTTGAGCAATTTTTTTGTGGGTCCTTCTGGAGAAAAATGAAACCGTGCGGTGGCCGAGACCCCAAAAATTGCCTAGATTTTAATTTTTTTATGACCTTGCTAGTGATACAGGTAATGAAAGGAGGCTGATTGATAAGTGAAAATTACAGATGATTTGAAAACAGCAACAGCCTCTCAGTCGAACCTGGCAAAAGCACTTGGACTCTCGCGTCAACGTGTTTCGCAACTGCTCCAAGAAGGGGTTTTAGCAACGGATGAAAAGAATCAGATTTTGGTTATCAAATCCGTTATCAATTATGTCAAATATAAGGGCCAATCTTCTGCTGAAGAGGTAAGTAGTTCAGATGATGCGGTATTCGAGGTTGAAAAGGCCAAGAATGAACGTGCAAAACGCAAGATTGCTGAGTTGAAACTGGCCAAAATGAATGGCGAAGTGTACTCGGCAGATACGGTAGAACAGGTTATGACAGAAATGCTTGTTAATTTGCGTACACAATTGTTAGGTTTGCCAACAAAACTGGCGCCACAACTACAGAATGTGACAAAAGAGGAAGCATATAACTTGTTAACACAAGAAATTGAGGACAAATTATCCGAATTAAGTGAATATACGCCGTCATTATTCATGGATAGCGATGAATTAGATGAGGAGGAAGTTCGAAAATGACAATATTAGATTATATGATGAACGCCTTATCTGTTCGTGAACTTCATGAAATACCAGGTGTATTAATGGAGGTGTTGCTTGATCATAATAAACTGGAAAGATTAATTGCGAATATGAGTGGTTGTTATTCGTATTCTGGATTATTACAGGAATTTGAAGAAAAAGCAGCAGATAGAAAAAGCTATATGCAAGACTATACGCCTCAAAGTGTTATGGATATCGTAGCAGGTATATCCACTAATGGATATGTAAGAGATGTATGTGCTGGTATAGGTGGTCTTTCGTTAGCTAAGTATAAGAATAATCCAGATGTAGTATTACAGCTTGAGGAATATTCTAAAAATGCGATATGTTTTTTACTTTTTAATCTTGTAATGAACGGGGTGCCTGCTGTTGTAATAGAACGAAATGTACTAACTCAAGAAAATATAGCGAAATATAGGGTGGAGGTTAGTAATAAATCGCCGCAGATTATCAAAGAAGTATGTATAGATGAAGGTACATATTCGGCTGATACAATTATTAGCAATCCTCCATATAGTCTATCGTGGGTGCCTGTTAATGATGAACGTTTTAATGGGTATAAATTAGCGCCAAAAAGTAAAGCAGATTATGCTTTTATTTTAGATGGTATTTATTCTCTTAAAAATAATGGGACAGCAATATTTATTTTACCGCATGGTGTCTTATTCAGAGGACAAGCTGAAGGTGATATTCGTCAAAATTTGATTAAAAACAATTTGCTTGATGCGGTTATAGGATTGCCATCTAATTTATTTACCAATACAGGGATACCTGTATGTATACTTGTATTTAAGAAAAATAGGGTAAATAACGATATATTATTTATCGATGCTCAAAACGATTTCGTTAAGGATAAAAGCAAAAATATAATGACATCAGAACAGGTGTTAAAAGTCATTGATACTTATAACAATCGTTCTGATATTGACAAGTATTCAAGGAAAATTGGTGTTTCTGAAATAGAAGAAAACGATTATAACTTGAATATACCTAGATATATTGATAGCTTTGAGCCTGAAGAAATACCAGATGCGGTACAGCTTGCCAAAGAACTTAACGAAATTAATCGAGAAAGTCGTACTTTGGGCTTAGAAATTGCGGAGATGTTAAAGCAATTAGTTTGTACGGATCCTGATGCAAAGAAAGAGCATGATGAATTTGTAAAAGAATTTACAGAGTTTTTGATATCTTCTGAAAGTGCTTGTACAATCGAGGAGCAAGAAGCTGTGATAAAAAAAATAGAAGATGTTAAGAAGTATTTACTTAAAAAGATGTTTGTGTAATGTTAAAAAATTACAAGAAATTTAAAATTACGGAAGTTGCTGATATACTGGGGCGTCCTAAGAAGAATCAAATGTATCCGGAGGGTTGTATTTGCTTGCAAGTATCTGCAAGTAAAGGAGAGTTATTATATTTAGATACATCACAACAAGTTGATGCAAAATATGTGGTGATTCAACCAAGAAATGTAATTCCCTTTTATTTATATTTGATGATAGAAAAGGCAATGCCTGAATTCTTATATAAATATAGACAAGGACTAAATATATCAGCACATGACATAAAACATATGGAGGTAGTGTGCCATACGGATGTCGAAACTCAGGCATTAATAGCTATGATGTTTATATCTATAAATGGTACAAGGTTAAGCGTACAAATGGGTGCGCTTTTTTAGTATAAAAAAGGAGGTGATAGCATGAAAACGGCAAAAGAATTGTGGCAATATGTCTCTAAAATGGGTCTAAAACCACTACCTAAAACCAGTGTTAGCCAATGGGCCGACGATTATCGCATGCTATCACAAGGCCTTTCTGCTGAACCGGGGCGATGGAAAACAAGTAGAGCACCCTACCAAAAGGATATTATGGATGCCTTTACGCAACCTGGTATCAATCGTGTAGTAGTAAAGAGTGCCAGTCAGGTGGGAAAGTCGGACATAATGAATAATGTGCTAGGACGATACGCTCATCTTGATCCATGCGCGGTCATGATGATTCAACCTACTATCGAATTGGCTCAAGATTATTCAAAGTCTCGTATCTCGCCGATGATTCGTGATACGAAAGTACTATCACAAGTATTTTACGAAACAAAATCAGAAGACGGCACTAAGACACGAGATGGTAAGAACACAATTTTATCTAAACTTTTTCCTGGTGGACGTCTTATCATGTGTGGTGCAAATAGTCCGGCTGGGTTGGCATCACGCCCTGTACGTGTATTACTTGCGGACGAAGTAGACCGATTCCCAGATAGCGCTGGCACAGAGGGTGACCCAGTAGACCTTGCTGCTAAACGTATGACAACGTTCTGGAACAGAGTCATGGGTTTATTTTCTACACCAACGAATGAAGGTAGTTCACGAATCGATGTAGAGTATCAAACAGGAACACAAGAAGAATGGCAACATGAGTGCCCTAATTGTGGAGAATACCATTTGATACGACATACCGAGATGGAATGTGAAACCGAAGAACATAAGGACGCTAAAGGTCGGAAGATTGTAATAGTCAGCGATGTAAAATGGCGGTGCCCTGACTGCGGGTCTACATTCTCAGAAGATGAAATGCGAAAAGTTTCTCAAAAGTATATATCAAAAAACCCTGCTGCGTTGCATAATGGCATACGCAGTTTTTTTGTAAATGGATTTACATCGCCATGGCTAACTTGGAATGACATCATGAGGGAATGGCTAGAGGCTAAAGGAGACCCTACTCGTGAAAAGGTAGTTATGAATACACGCTTCGGTGAATCATATGCACAACAAGGTGCCTTCGAAGATTATCAACAATTCATTAGACGCCGTGAGAAGTATGGAGCAGATCTTCCAGATGGTGTATTACTGCTAACCTGTGCCGTCGATACGCAAGATAATCGGTTAGAGTATGAAATTACAGGTTGGGGATATGGTGAAGAGTGTTGGGGAATATGTAAGGGCGTAATCTTAGGAGAGCCTGATAATAATGCGACATGGGATGCACTTGATGCGGTGCTTGATAAGATATATCACTTTAAAAATGGTACAGGCCTTAAAGTAGCACGTGCTTTCATCGATTCTGGCGGTCACTACACATCAAAAGTGTATGAATATTGTGAGAAAAACTTTAGTAAGCAACGATTCGCGATTAAAGGTACGGCTGGAACACCTGGCATACCTTTAAATTATAAGATTGGTAAAGCTTCTGGAAGCAAAATTCCACTTGTAATGCTGGGTGTTGATGATGGAAAACAGCAGGTAATGAACAGATTGGCCATCGAAGAACCTGGTGCTAAGTACTTTCATTTCCCGTTAGATGAAGAATTATTAGGCACTAGAGGATACGACGAGCTATATTTCAAGGGAATTATCTCAGAACACAAGAAGAAAGTAAAACGTAAGGGCGTTATACATGAAATATGGGAGCCTACTGCAGGGGTTCGTAATGAACCATTGGATTTACGTGTATATAACCTAGCGTGTATGAATTCAATCCATCCTGATTGGGATAGATTGGCGGAAGTAGTAAAAGGTGGAGGACATTCTACTACAACAGTGACTACTCCCAAAAAGAAACAAATGCGGAAACGTATTCGAAGGGCTAGTAAAGCAGCAGATATTTAGGAGGATGTATGGCAACTAGTTATTCAAATAAGCCAAGGCTAATTGACGTACGGTTAGAGTGGTACGTCAAAGCTGAGGAAGCAATATTGACTGGACAAAGCTATACTATCGGAAATCGGACTCTTACAAGGGCAAATTTAGCAGAAGTAAGAAAAATGATTGATGATTTGGTAGCAAGAGGCGCTAAATTACCAGGTATGGATACTGATAATGGGCGTGGAAACAGGTCAAAACGGGTAGTTTTTAGAGATTAGGAGAGCAAAATGGCGAGAAAAAACAAGAAATTTAGCGCTAAAATAAGCACTCCAAGGGCTAAAAATAGCGGATATAGTGAGGGCGGGGCCTCTCATAATAACAAATCTTTGAAGGGATATAACCCTAAAAAACTAGGTTATAAGGCCGATATCGGTGCGAATTTATCAACTTTACGTGATAGATCCGCAGATTTAGCCATTAATACGCCAGTCGGTACAGCTGCAATTAATACAAGCACTACTCATACAGTTGGTGCAGGCCTTAATGTATTCCCTAAACCTAAATTTCAAATCTTAGGAATCAGTGCAGAGGATGCTAGAGCATGGGCTCGCAAGGTTCGAGCTGAGTTCGACTTATGGGCAGAATCAAAAGACTGTGATATTTACAGAAAAAACAATTTGTATGATATGCAAAGCATAGCATATCAAGGATATCTCACAGATGGTGATAGTTTTGCGGTATTTAGACGTAAACCAAGTACACCAGATATGCCATATACATTACGGCTTCAGTTAATTGAAGGGAATCGAGTAAGTAATCCACTTACCAGTTCCACATATGTTACAGGGGACCCAACTGGCGTTGAAGCGCTTAATCCGGATAACGGAAATCGCATATTGAATGGTGTGGAAATTGATACTGACGGCGCAATTGTAGCCTACTGGGTATCCAATCAAGTCCCTGGTGAGCCAATTACAAGCCTGTTGACTGCATGGGCAAGAGTCGAAGCGTACGGAAAGCGTACTAGTATTCCGAATGTACTACAAATTAGTAACGATACTAGACCTGAGCAATATAGAGGGGTACCTTATTTAGCGCCAGTTATTGAAACGCTAAAGCAAGTGTATCGATACACAAACGCAGAGCTCACATCTGCAATTATTAAATCGTATTTTGCATTATTCTTTACTGAAGCTGTTACTAACTCAGGATCATTAAACGATATGTTGGCCGATAATGGCGTTGATGATCCAACAGAACCAGTAGTTGATGTATCAGAGTACAACTTAGGACCTGGCACATTAAATGCCTTACCGAAAGGTGTGGATGTAAAGAGCGTGGATGCTTCCAATGCCCAGTCTACTTTTGAAGTATTTAGTACTCAACTCATCAAACAAGTAGGTGCTGCACTTAACCAGCCTTACGAAGTATTGATGAAGAACTTCAACTCCTCGTATTCTGCAAGCCGTGCAGCAATGTTGCAGGCTTGGGAAGAATATAAACTACGACGCAAGTGGTTCGCTCGTGACTTTTGCCAACCTATCTATGAGGTATGGTTAATGGAAGCAGTAGCTAATGGACGAATTGAAGCGCCGGGTTTCTTTGATGACCCATTGATTCGAAAAGCATGGTGCAATGCTGATTGGTTTGGGCCTACTATGTCAATCCTTGACCCTGTTAAGGATATGAATGGTAGTACACTTCGAGTTGAGAATGGAGTTTCCACTCGTGAACGCGAAGCTGCCGAAATGACAGGAACAGACCTTGAAGAAAATATTGCTCAACTTGCATTTGAGAAACAACTTATGGAGAAATATGGCATGGGGCTAGCTGATGCGGTAAATCCTTCCGTTGGCTCTAAATCTACAACGAAAGGAGGTGAAGAGGATGAATAAATTTTGGTCTGTTAAGAATTTTGTAAATCAAGATGGTACCGGTCAATCTGAATTGATTTTGTATGGTGATATTTCTGATACCTCTTGGTGGGGTGATGAAATTACACCTCGTGAATTTGCTAGTGATTTGGCTAGTTGTAATGGTAATGACTTAACAATGCGCATCAACTCTGGCGGTGGTGACGTGTTCGCAGCTCAAGCGATTCACAATATGATTAAAACTTACACAGGTAATGTAACAGCACATATTGATGGATTGTGCGCAAGCGCAGCTACAATTATTGCATGTGCTGCGGATAAGGTAATTATGCCAAGCAATGCTTTGTATATGATTCATAATCCATCCGTATATCTAGGTGATAGCTTTGATGCGGACGGCTTAACTAAAATGGTAAACTATTTAGCAAGTGTTAAACAGACAATTGCAAACGTTTATTTGAGCCGTAGTGACGTTTTGACATCTGAACAGGTAAACACACTTATGGATGATGAAACGTGGCTCACAGCTGATGAGGCGAAGTCCTACGGCCTAATTGATGAAGTAGATACGGCGATTATGGATAATGCAGTTATGAATAACGGAAGGGTTATTGTAAATAAAGTATCTTGCAAATATTCGGCCAAAAATGAAGCCAAAATCAAACAATTTTTAACAAGTAAGGAGAAACCTATGACTGAAAACCAATTCATGGCAAGCTTAAAAGGTTTGCTCGGTATTTCTACAAATGAACCTGCGGAAAACGCAGCAGTAACAGCAGAACGCGAACGTGTTGAAGCGTTAAATGCGTTAAAAGGTGACAATGAAGTCATCAATCGTTTAGTTGATGTAGCGGTTAAGGAAGGTAAAACTGTAGATGAAGTAACACCTTTCATCTCTGCCGTATCTGATATTCCTTCAACTGATAACAAAGTGGTCGACAAAATTCGACAATTAGTTATTGACCAAATGGAATCCGGTGCGGATCAAGTAGCACCTCAAGGTGCATCCACACCAGAAACCAACGATGCAGTAGCAAAAGCTAGTGCAATTGATGAAGTCGTAGCATTTGCGAATGCTAAGAAAGGCGGTAAATAATGGCATATTTCGAACAAGTAAATGGTGTCGCAGCTGATTACCTATTAGGTGGTGGCGGTGTACCGGTATTAACTCAAAATGTAAAAGTAGCAGTCGGCGATTATAAACGTGGCCAAGTTCTTGAAAACAATGCTGGTACATTCCAAAAAATTACAACAACTGGTAAACCTGCAGGTATCGTAGTATCTGATACTACTGCAACTACTGACCATAATGTATTAACTGTATACATCTCCGGTCGCTTTAATCGTGAAGTATTGGTAGTTGACCAATCTTACAAAATTAATGATCATGAAGCGGATTTTAAAGACGCTCACTTATTCTTAACTAGCATTAAATAGGGGGAACTATATAATGGCAATTGATTTTAAAGATACATTTTCCTTAATGCAAGCTGTGGAACGAATGAAAGCACCGGCAAGTTTTTTGCTTGATACTTTCTTCCCACAAATTCCAGCAGTAGCAACTTCTAAAAAAATCGCAGTAGAAACTCGTAAACGTGGTCGTACATTGGCACCTTTTGTATCTCGTGGTGCATCTGGTGTGAATGTTAAACGTGCTGGCTCTAAAATTGCTTTATATGAAGCACCTATGATGGGCCCTCGTACAGTTATTGATCCAGAACAACTTGACCAACGTGCATTTGCCGAAAATATTGTATCTACAATGACACCTGCACAACGTTCGGCACAAATGCAAGCTGAAGACTTGTCTTATTTGCAAGGCACAATCATCAATCGTAAAAACAAAATGGCAGCAGATTTGCTTACAACTGGTAAATGTAAAATCGAAGGCTATGCAGATGATGGCGAAACAGTTCAAGTTGATGAAATCGACTTTGAATTTGAACAAGACATCACACCTACTACTACATGGGACCAAGCCGGCGCTGATATTTATGGCGATTTAAAAATGGCATCCGAAAAAATTCAAGAAAACGCTGGTATTGTGCCAACTGTATTAGTCGTTGGTAAAAATGTTGAAAAATACATTCTTGATAACGCATCTATCAATAAAATGTTAGCGATTCCTAATCGTGAAAACATGACAATGTTTAGTTTCGCACCAGAATACCTTTCTCCACAAGTTCGATATGTTGGCCGTATTATGTCCTTGAATATCGATGTGTATGCATATCTTGAAACATATCAAGACGATGAAGGTAAAGTAAAATCCTTTATTGGTGACGATGCTGCAGTATTAGGTGTTCCTGGTCGTGGCCGTCAACAACACGCTGCGGTAACATTGCTTAATGATGACAATCAATTTACAACGTATGCAGGTATTTATGTACCTTACTACTATGCTAATAAGGCTACACAAGAATTAACATTGTCTGTATATTCTCGTTGCGTATTGATTCCTGAAACTATCGACGATTGGGCAATTATTAAAACTAAATAGGGGGTAACCTACTTATGAAAATCAGAGTATTAAAGGGTTATTTAGCACATGAAGGCGAGATGTATGGAAAGGGCGAAGTAGTCGACATCAAAAAGAAAGCGATTGCTATGTCCTTACTGGAATCTGAAAAGTTTGAATCTGCTGAAGATGATCCTGTCGAAGTACCAGAACCATTGGAAGTTATTCCAGATGAACCAGAAGAAGAAATGGAATTACCTGAAGTTGATGCGGAAGTTACGGTGAAAAAATAATGCGATTTAGAGATTACCTAGAGAGCGATATTGATGATGTATTCCTTAATGAAGACGAATTCGCCGAAGGGCATAATCTAAATGGCACAGTAGCTAAAGCAGTTATTCAATCGCCAACGGCGAGGGAGTCGTTCCTATCTAATGGCTCTCACGTATCAAATGACGGATTACATGGGGTGTCTGTATTTGTGTATTGCAAATTAAAGGACATCCCTGAAATTCCATCACAGGGGAACGTATTCCGATTAGATGGTGATGTGTACATCGTTCAAAGTGCAACGGAAGAAGATGGATTAGTGTCTATCGAACTTAGAGCAGAAGCTAGAGGCGGTGTTGATGGATGGTTGAGCTAGAACTTGATAAAAGTGCAGTAGCAACAATTGAAAAAGCACTGGAAACATTGAATGAAGATAGAGTTCGACGTGTCTGTCAAGCTGCCTCAAAGCGTGCAGCGACAACTGCAAGAAAAGCAGGTACGCAAGCACTACGTAATATCTATGCCATCAAAGGTGTATCGGTTGTAAAGTCCGGTGTATCTATCAATAAATTGAATGATGGCACAGAAATGCGTATCAAAGGTGGTTATACTAGCGCTCAAAAGTACTTCAAAATTAAATCACTTAAACGTAAAGGTGTGTTTGTATCAATCAAAAAAGGTACAGAAACGAAGGTACCAAATGGCTTTGTTAGTACATCCGGTATCTTTATGAAACGCCAAGGCAAGGACCGATACCCATTAAAGGGGATATATGGACCAGCTTTACCGCAAATGTTTGGTAATGAAACTGTAATGAACGCCATGCAAAAGGAAGGCATGGATATGTATGAGAAGCGCTTATATCACGAATTAGAGCGTGCGTTAGGAGGTAACTAATGACACCATTAGACGTATCAGACGGTATTGCTGCATATCTCATGGATGAGTTACGCAATCTAAATGAAACCAGTGATGTTACCGCGAGCTCTATTCGAGTATGGAGCGGGTTCTTACCAAGAGTGGATAAGAATGAAGACAAGCGTAAGTTATGCCCTGCTGTAGTAGTGCATCCGTACTCTGTTAGTGATGCGGATAGTTCAACTGTAGGTATTACTGTATTAGTCACTACTTATGATGAAGCCTTAACTGAAGGACATATTGGACTGTATCACTTATTAGAGGTAGTCCGGGAACGGTTACTGTCTGACAATCCTGTAGCACTTAAATATGAGATTAAGGATAATATTGTTAATACAACAATTCCTGATGATCAACCATACCCTCAATGGGTTGGGTATCTTGAATTTGAAGTATATATTCCAGTTATTCGTAGAAACTTAAATGAGATATTCGCGTATAACAAAGCAATTGAATAGGAGACAACGATGAACCCTGTTGTATATGTCGGGCCTTCGTTCCGCAGTAGCCGGCTAAATCAATTCATGATATTTAGCGACGGTGCACCACTGCCGGAAGCGGAAGACCCTATTTTTATGCATTTATTTGTGCCTTTAGATGAACTTAACCAAGCAATGCTTGATGTAAGAACACAAGGTACACAGTTAAATGTATTCTATGTAAACGCATTGAAGAATTATAAAGGAGTGAAGTAAATGGCCTTTTATCATGGCGTCAAAACAAGTGAGCAAGCTACCTCTGTAATTGCTCCTGTCCAAACTACTGCCGGCCTTCCAATTGTGTTCGGTACAGCACCTGTACACCTTACAGAAGACCCTAATGCGGTAGTCAACAAGCCAATTATTTGCTACAGCTGGGAAGAAGCTGTTCAACAACTTGGCTACTCTGAAGATTGGGCACATTTCACATTATGTGAAGCGATGTACGCACAATTCAAATTATATGGTGTAGCTCCAATCGTATTTGTTAATGTATTGGATCCTGCTAAGCATAAGAAATCCACTACAACAACTGCTACATTGGCAGAAAAGAAATGTGTAGTAAAAGCAGCAGTATTGCTCAATACCTTGCAAGTATCTAGTGGTGGTCAAACAGGTGTGGCCAACACAGATTACACGGCAGCATTTGATGACAAAAATCAATTGGTTATCTCTGTTATCAAAGGTGGAAAGTTTGATACAGCTACTACCTTAAACCTTACTTATGATGAACTTGATGTAGAAAACTTCGATTATAAAAATGTAATCGGTGGTGTGGATAGTAACGAAAAGGCAACAGGATTTGAATTGATTGATACAATTTATCATCATTTTGGTATTGTACCCGGTCTTATTGCTGCGCCTGGATTCTCTCAAAATCCTACAGTGGCTTCCGTAATGAAAGCAAAATCTCGTGTTATCAATAATTTGTTTGGTGCGACTACTTTAGTTGATATCGATACTACACAAGTTGTTAAATATACAGATGCCTACGAATGGAAGAAAGGTAACAGTTATACAGGTGAATCTGAAGTTGTATGTTGGCCAATGGTTCGCAATGGTGACTACATGTTCCATATGTCTACGCATATTATGGGCATTATTGGTAAATGCGATGCATCTAATAGTGATATACCTACGCTATCCCCTTCCAATAAATCCATGAACATCACAGGCTTGTGCCTAGCTAATGGCAAGGAAGTAATGCTTACACATTCCCAAGCTAACTTATTGAACTCTCAAGGGATTATGACAGCTGTTAATATCAATGGTTGGGTATCTTGGGGTAACTACACAGGTGCATATCCTGGCACAACTGATGTTAAGGATACATTTATTTGTGTACGACGGTTCAATGATTGGGATGACCAAACATTTATCCTTACTTATTGGCAAAAAGTAGATATGCCTATCTTGCCACGTAACATCAAGACAATTCTTGATAGTGAAACAATCCGTCTTAACGGTCTTACTTCGCGTGGCTTTATCTTGGGTGGTCGTATTGAGTTTAAAGAAGCAGAAAATCCTACAACAGATTTGTTGAATGGCATTATTCGCTTCCATAAATATCGTACGCCTCCAATTCCTGCGCAAGAAATTGAAAGTATTTCTGAATACGATGTTTCCTATTTCAAAACGCTATTTCAAACAGTATAGAAAGGGGTAATTAATTATGGCATCTATCAATCAAGTGCCGGAAGTGCTTAATGACTTCCGTGTATATGAAGAAGGTTCTGACAACTGTTTAGGTGTTGCCAAAGTGGAATTACCTAGTGAATCTGTAATGACTCAAACTGTAAAAGGTGTGGGTATTGCAGGTGAAGTAGAAGCGCCAGTTATTGGTCACTACTCCTCTATGGAAACTAAACTTACATGGAACACTCCAACAGAAACTACACACCGTCTTACAGGCGGACGTGGCGTACGTTTAGAAGTACGTGGTGCTATCCAATGTTGGGATAGTGGCAAAGATAAATATGTAATCGTGCCTACACGTGCTGTTATTCGTGGCCGTGCTAAATCTAAAGAAAATGGCACATATGAATCTGGCAATACTATCGATGCAACGAACACAATCGAAACTACATACTTGAAACTCGAACAAGATGGCAAGGTAGTTCGTGAAATCGATAAATACGCCTATAAAGATTCTATTTCTGATGGCACCGACTTCCTTGGCGATGTTCGTGCTGCACTCGGTATTTAGTCTGTAGAAAGGACGATCACTAATGAGTAAACATAACACTATGAACGAAACACATGAACAAACAGGTATTGAATTAGTAAAAGCTGGTCATTCCTTACAATTTGAAGGCATCAGCGGGTACACATTAATTAAATGCGAAAAGTCCGCTAAGGGTGAAGATAAAACTATTACAGTTCCGGCATTATCCATGACGTATCAAGCACATGTAGCAGCTGCTGTATGCGGATGTAAAGTGGATGATATTTATAGTCTCCCGGCTGCCGATTTCACTAGAGTGTGCTTAGAGGTACAGAATTTTTTGCTCAATTCCGAAAAATAACAGACCTAGAACGGTATTTTACTGAGTGTGCAATTACGTGTAGTAAATACACTAGCACACCGATGGACTACTTCATTAGAGAGCTAGACGTGGATGAGTTCATAGTCCACGTTCGGCTCATTAGTGATAGTATCGAGCGCGAGAATAAAACAATGAAAGGGAGAAAATAATGGCCAATAAAGTCTTAGAAATGGCGATTGCCATTAAAGGTAAACTCGATGGCGGGTTATCTTCCTCCGTATCAAAAGCATCTCAGGAACTCAATAAATTATCTAATGTAATCAAAGATCAACAGGCGCAATATAGAAAACTACAAGCTATATCGCAAAAGACTGGTAATGTTAGCGATAGGAACGCAGCAATTGCAGCTGAGCAAAAGCTGAATTCTATGTTACAACGGCAAGCCCGGTTACGGTCTAATATCGCAAGTCAGACGGCGCATCAAAATGCAATCAGTAAAATGGGTGGTGCAAGTCCTTTAGCAGGTGCTGCATCAGCTGCGCAAGGTGCTAGTGCTGCGGTAAGTGGTATTACAGGAAAGCTTGCAAGTTTCGCTATGGTTGCCGCCGGTGGGTTTGGTATTGGTGCCATTATAGATAATGTAGTAAATGCTGGCGAAGCACTTTATCAATTGTCTAATAAATTACATATGACAACCGCTGAAACGGCACAATTTAAGAAGATTATGACATTAAGTGGTGTTGATGTAGAAGCGGCCGCAAAGTCTTTCGCTAAAATGGATAAGACTTTGGCTGGTGGCGGTAAAAGTGCTGAAGCTTTGCAAGGATATCTCAGTCAATTTGGTGTATCCTTAACCGATGCCAATGGCAAGTTATTGCCTATGAATCAACAGTTGGATGCAATGGCTAAAGGTTACCAAAATGCGGTAGCACAAGGCCGGGGACAAGAATTCATGCTTGAAACGCTAGGTGCAAAAGGCATGGAGCTTACTAAAGTATTTGAGAACTATGCAGATGCACAAGCGGCCGCATCACAAATCAAAGGCGTCGGAATAGATCCTAAATCACTCCATGAAATATGGCTACAAATGAACATCTTGAAAGCGGAAGCTACGCAAGTTGCATTAGGTTTGGCACAGGCATTTATACCAATTGCCCAGCAAATATTACCGGCGCTGATTCCGGTATTACAAACCGTTGTAACGTTCATGAAGGATAACAAAGAAGCTATTGCAGCCGTAGTAACTAACGGATTGAAATTAGCCTTACTATACGGTACTGCTACAAAATTGGCATCAGGTATTACTACAATTACCACGGCATTTAAAGGTGTAGAAACGGCAATGGGTGCGTTTAAAGCAGCGGGTGCACTAATAGGCGGCCCATGGGTACTTGCTATTATGGCAATTATTGCAGCAATATACCTATTAGTAACTAATTGGGATACTATCTGTGCCACATTAACATCTGTTTGGGATAGCGTATGTTCCGGACTAAGTTCGATATGGGATAGTGTATGTTCTGCGTTAAGTTCTGCATGGAGTGCCATTATATCCGGTATTATGACTGTGATAAATGGCCTATTATCAATAGGGCTAAGCGTGTTTAATGCGTTAAAAGCGGCAGTAATAGCCTACGTAAATCTGTGGTTAAACTTACCTACGTATATTGGTATGGCCGTAGGATTCATTATAGGCATTATTTTGCGATTGCCTGAGATTATGGTACAAGTAGGTACTGCTGTTATATCTGCCGTCGTATCATTCGCCACAGAGTGTTATAACTTTGCGGTTACCACTTTTGGAGCTATGGTTGATGGAGTTTATAACTTCTTAATTAATTTACCTACCTACATGATCACTTTAGGCGCTGAATTCGTAGCGGCGGTTATCTCATTTGCCTCTGAGGCATATGCTACGGCCACATCATGGATTAGTAATTTAGTTAATGATGTTATTAATTTCCTTATAAATTTACCTAGTGCCTGCGCAGAAGCGGGGGCGGCGTTTGTAGCGGCTGCAGAACAATGGGCGAGTGATGCCTATAATGCAGTATTAAATTGGGTAAGTCAAATTCCGAGTGCGGTATCTAACGCAATTGCAGGGGCATGGGAAAGTATTAAGGCTCAATTTAGTGGCGGTTTTACAGTTGGTGTTTCCGCGGCTGGAGGTAAAGCGTATGCTAATGGCGGTGTAATTACATCTCCAGAAGTTGCATTGATTGGTGAAGCCGGATATCCTGAAGTAATTGTTCCTATTGATGGCAGTGCTAATGCTATGAACTTATGGCAAACAGCCGGACGGATGTTAGGTGTGGGTGGAGCGCAGACTGCTGCAGCACCTACTGTGTCCTTAGCCCCTAGTCTCCCTAAAACTTCAGCTAGTAGTAATAGTGGCGCTCCTGTACAAATTACATTTGCGCCTGTCATTAATGCTAGTAATAGTTCAACTGATGATATTATGTCAGCATTGGATGCTAAAATGCGTGAATTTGAACAAATGATGCGCAGTTATACCGCCGGACAACGGAGATTAAGTTATGACTAGTTATACAACAATACAAGGGGATATGTGGGATTTAATCGCCTATAAGGTGTATGGCAACGAACGATATATCAATTTATTGCTAGAAGCCAATCAAAAGTACCATAATACGGCGATATTTTCCGCAGGTGTTGTGTTAACATGCCCAGATGTTCCTGCTGATTCCTTGCCAGAATTTTTACCACCATGGAGGCGATAGTGCATGAGCTTACAAAAGAGTTTAGCCAAGGTGCAAAAATGGAAGAAAGATTTAACACCACAAACGAAACTAGCTCGGCGAGCATGGTGTACAATTGGTTACCAACATTGGGGGAGTAAGGAGTCAAAGGACATTACAGATGATATTAGTAAGTACCTTCTTGATGTAACTTTTACAGATAACCTTTCAGGAACTGTAGATGACGTGGCTATTTCATTAGAAGATAGGGGCCGCCTATGGGTTGGTGATTGGTATCCTGTGAAAGGATCATTACTAGAAGTCGCTATTAATACCGTAGCATGGGAGAAATTAGGGGATGAACAATTTACGCTACCAATCGGCAAATTTGAAATTGATGAATTCGAAGGAAGTAGCCTTCCTGATGTAGTCAAAATCAAAGGTGTCGCTATTATCGGTAGTACTGACTTACGGGAGAAAAAGAAAGACAAATCGTGGAAAGATACAACGCTCAAAGCGATTGCTACTGAGAAAGCAAAAGATAATAAGTTAAAGCTAGTATGGGATGCGGACTTTGACCCGCCGTTGAAAGATGCATCTCAAAGTGCTGAATCAGACCTCGCATTCTTGCAGAAGCTATGCAATGATGCGGGGTTCTCTCTTAAGGTGTCCACTGAGCAGTTGATTATATTTGACGATTATAAGTACGAAAATGTAAAGCCTAAAGTTATAATTCGTAGGCCAGGTGGCCAATATCAACCTGTACAAACTAAAGAAGGGGAACAACCACCTTTGATTATTACTAGGGCATTGTCTTATTCATACAAAAGTAAAACTCGTGAGGTATATAGAGCGTGCCATGTGAAATATACAGATAAGGATAAGAAATCTGTTATCGAGGATACATTTGAAGATCCTGACCGTAAGGGACATACGTACCTTGCTGTATTAGAGGTTAATGAGCAAGTAAAAGACAAGGCTGAAGCGACTAGACTTGCTAAGAAGAAACTTAGAGAAGCTAATAAAGAAGCTGATACCATGTCATTCAGTTTCCCTGGTAATCCTCTTATTATGGCATCTGTTACAGTTAAGCTTGAAGGATTTGGTGTATTCGATGGTAATTATTTAATTACTAAAGCAACACATACACTAGGGGCCAATTATTCAACGTCGATTGATGTAAGGAGGTGTTTAAATGGCTACTGATTCTATATTATCTGTATTAGCGGATATGATATTTATTGGGAATGTTTCAAGTACAATTCCTGAAGAAGGTAAAGCCGTTGTTACACGTTTAGACAGAGAAGGTGTTGTTACGGCTCCATTATCTGTGATTAATAGAGGTGCAGCACACGATAAAGATTATTGGATGCCAGTTATCGATGACCAGGTATTGTGCGTTATGCTACCAAATAGGTCTGGTCGTGGCTTTTCTGATGGATTTATTATTGGTACATTCTTCAGTACTGCGGATCCGACGCCAGAAGGCGCGGATAATGGTAAACGAGTACTCACTGTTCCTGGAGATATGACTCTTAATGTTGGAGGTACGTTATCCATTAATTCAAGTAATGGGGATGTAGTGGTAAATGGTATTTCCTTAGTTCATCATGTGCATGGTGGTGTAGTATCTGGTGGTTCTACAACATCAGGACCAGAATAGGAGGTATGGATGTATATCGGTTATTTAGCGGATATAGTCTTTTATACCGCATTAGATAATGTTCTTACTGTATCAGATGTTACGCGTTCGGGTAGTGCTAGATGGGAGAAGCACAATCTAATGTTAGAAAAGCCCGTTAAACAATTTAGTGGCCCGGACGTGGAGCAAATTACATGTAAGATTCTTATTTCTGCATCACTTGGACAATCACCCGATAGTACGGTTAAAAAGTTGAGAAAGTATCGTGATACAGGGGCTGTATTGCCGTTTATTATCGGTGGTAAGCCTGTTAGTCAAAACTACTTCGTTATCATGTCTATGAGTGAGGATAGTTTATTTACGGATGCCTATGGTAAGACACAATCTATTGAGGTTTCTTTAACTCTTGAAGAATATCCGGACAAGAACACCGTAGAAGAAAAATCCCTTCTAAACAAATATGGTAATAAATTTAACCAAGTTAATACGATATTACGGAGGTTCTAGCTATGTCGGCAACGTATGAAATTAAACCAACTACGGACAATAGAATATCGCTAGCACCTGAAAGTGAAGTCGCTGAGATTTTGCAGAATGTGCAAACGATTATTTCTACTGTTCGAGGTAGTGTGCCACTAGATAGGGAGTTTGGTATTGATGGTCGTATTATTGATATGCCTATCCATCAAGCACAAGCGCATCTATCTAATGACATATTCCAGCAAATTAAAAGGTACGAACCACGTGCCAAAATTAGTGATATATCATTTGCCGCCACACAAAATGGGGCGTTGATTCCGAAAGTGATGGTGACTGTATGAGATTATCTGATTTACCTAATGTTGAATTCTTTAACACCGATAAAGAACATGTTCAACAAAAGGTATTTGATATTTACACAACAATAACAGGGCGAACCTTGGGAGAGGGAGACCCTGTTACTTTATTTTTAAATGTAATTTCGGAAATTATTATCCGATTATTGAATGATGCCAATTATGCAGCTAAACAAAATCTATTAGCCTATGCAGAAGGTGATAACTTAGACCACGTTGGGGCGGTTCCTGCTGCCGTTGAGCGACTACAGGCAACAAAAGCAACTACGACTATCAAAGCTATATTGTCAGCAGTGCGTACGAACTCTGTTATTATTCCAAAAGGTACAAGAATTTCTACAGAAGGTGGCGAATATTTTGCTACTGTTGAGGATTTGGTAATTTTACCAGGACAACTTAATGGATCCGTAAAAGCAGAAGCACAACGTACAGGCACACAAGGTAATGGGTTTAAACCAGGTGAAATAAGTACAATTATTGACCCCATAGCGTATGTGGATACGATGAGTAACACAACATTATCTGAAGGTGGTTCCGATAAAGAGGATGACGAAGCCTATCGTGAACGTATTCATGAGGCGCCTGAATCATTTTCTGTTGCTGGCCCTGAAGGTGCATATGAGTATTTCACGAAATCAGCATCACATCTTGTGGCCGATGTAGGTGTATCCTCTCCACATCCTGGGGAAGTTAATATCTATCCATTACTATCTGGTGGCGGTATTCCAGGACAAGAATTACTTAAGACTATTACGGATTATTTAGCCGATAAGAAACGTAGACCGTTAACAGATAAGCTAACTGTATTAGCCCCTACTACTACGCAATATAACATCGATGCTAAGTACTACATTGAAAAAGGCGCCGATGCAACAGTGGTAAAAGCTAAGGCAGATAAAGCCGTTAATGACTACGTAATTTGGCAAAAATCTAAATTAGGCCGTGATATAGTGCCTAGCCGATTGGTGCAAATGCTCATGGATGTATCTGGAATTAAACGCGTTGAAGTGACTGCTCCTGTATTTACTCCGATTGCAGAACAAAGCGGTGTGGCAGTGGTCAATACAATCGCCGTAGTGTTCGCAGGAAGTGAGGAAGAATGATACGTGATAGTAAGTATACAAGTGCAGAACATCTTCCTTCCTCAATCGATAAAGAGCCAATCAAGGCCATAGCGAAAACGTGGGATGATACACTAGCCGAATTCATGAATACGAATACGCTGTTATTGTGGTCATCTATTGATAGTGAATCGGAGAGTGTCATTGATCATTTAGCGTATCAACTTCATGTTGATGATTATGATAGCGGATTACCAATAGAAACCAAGCGTGAATTGGTGAAGAATTCAATTGATATTCACCGCCATAAGGGAACACCTTACGCAGTTGAGAGGGCTGTACAGACAGTATATTCTGACTCGAAAATTGAAGAATGGTTCGAGTATGATGGTAGGCCTTACTATTTTAAGATTACGCTAATTACGGCTCCATTAAACGGCGAAGCAGATATAGCTAAGCTAGTACGAGCAATTAATACAGCTAAAAATGTACGGTCCTGGCTAGATGGTATTGAGTTTATTCGACGAATTAATTTTAATAAATATTTCGCCGGTTGGTGTGGGGTATCTAAGAAAGTGAATATTAAGTGTGATTTCACGAATGCATGGCGCATTAATTTAAATACCCATGTAACGTCTTATACTGTTGAATCGAAGAAAACTAAGATTAATGTAGTGCTAGATAATAGCGTTAGATAGGAGGAATATATGGCAGAATGGTCAAATGCAACCATGACTGATGTTGGCGCGAATTTGCAAGCGAAGGTGAATGCAGGCAAAACTAAGCTGACATTCACTAAAATCAAAGTAGGCAGTGGTATTAATTCAACGAATCCATTGGCATTAACTGATGTAATCTCCTCTAAGTGGGAAACTACTAATTTTGTAGTTAAGCTAGAAGGTAAAATTGTAAGTGTTGATACAGTTATAACTAATACTGGTATACATGAAGCTTTCCGAATGTCAGAAATTGGGTTATTTGCACAAGATCCTGATAAAGGCGAAATATTGTATGCATACCTTACGGACCCTGAACCGGACAGAATGCCGGCAGAAAGTGGCTCGGTAGTTGTATCTCAAGAATTAACCATCGGAATGGTATTTAGTAATACAGGAAATGTATCGCTAACTGTTAATATGGGTGCGTTGGTAACACGTGAGCAGTTAACAGAAGCAGTTAAACAACATAACACAGATATTTCATCTCATCCAGCGATTACAGCTATGATTGCCAAAATCCTAGGTGCAACTAACTGGCAAGAAAATCCAGTTGCTACATTGAAGGATATAAAAAATCTTATCGGGCAAGGGGCTATCGTGGCATCTAAACTCGATGCTAATGCTGGTTTCGTAAAGTTCGCCAATGGTTTCACTATCCAGTGGGGAGTGGGTGGTCAAGATAACGTAACTAAGACAGAGGTACGATTTCCTATCAAATTTACAACTTTATTCATGGCGAACGCTATAGATGCGTACTGGTCAGGCTCTGACACGCCTAGGTATTTTGCTAACTCCGTGTCAGAGAGCAACGCAACTAAGGCCGTATTTTCGGCAAGTGATAGATATGCTGCTTCTTATTACTGGTTCGCACTAGGAATCATCTAATTCCCTAGAATAATGAACATAATCTGATCACCGACACCTTGCTGCCCTCTATAATCACTGTCTTTATATGTCAGCTGGTTCCTAGTAAAATGATTTCAGAAAATGAATATTCTCCATTATATCTAGTTGCAGAAACAGCGATAGTTTTATTAGCAAATTCTATCGGATAGCGCACAGTCCAAGGCTTTGGTTGATTATACGCATTAAATATACTCACTGGATATTAAGCCTTCCCTACGGTCATCCAAACAAAACTACCTGTGTCCACTCTGTTGGTTAAGAATCGGATGATGTTTCTATTAGCTTGAGAAAACCCACTGTTCCAAGTAATAAAACATTCTGATCCAGAAGTAGCAACACTAACAGAGTCATCGGTGGCTAAGGCAATTAGTACAGTGCTGCTAATCGGCAGCGAAATATCTTTATAGTATTTATTGGAATCAAACCAAGTTAATCCCCACTGGGGAGTTATTTTAATAATTCTACGGCTTTTCGTAGCTCACGAATAGTCTTATGTGTGTATACCCTGGTGGTAATATCGCCTTGTTTGTGGCCTAGTAAAGAACGTAATGTGTTGGGCGGTGCTACCGAGTCAAGTAAACTTGCAAATGTATGACGAGTATCGTGGATAGTATGCTTACAATTTAACTGTTTCATAATATCCTTGAAATTCTTATGGAATGTTGTGTAACTGATGGTGAATAGATATGCTTCGGTGCTGGTGTATACTTGCTCTATTAGTGGCATGATGCGGTGATGTATAGGAATGATACGGCCTTCACCGGCTTTCGTTTTAGCGTGTCTTACGATGAGGTATGACGATCGCCTATGGATGTCTTGCTTACGTAAATTAAGAAGCTCACCTATGCGGAGACCGGTGTATAGCAGTATTAAAATCATATGAGAGTAAGAAGTATCTACTTCCCATAGTTTGTTAATTTGTTGGCGAGTGAATACTCTTCTCCTAATCGTTGGTATATTAGGGCCTAAGGTTAAGTGTATGACGTAATTAGTGATAGGGTAATCCTTGATGATTGCGTAATTAAATAATTGATTAAGTAACGTGCGGACTTTCTTACATGATGAGTAGGAAAGTCCTTTTACGTGCATGGAATTAATCACATTCTGAAGGTGCTGAAAATGAATATCCGTGATAGGCATATCCGCTATGTTGGATATGTGTTTAAAAGCAATATGATACGACTTAACAGCGCTATTAGAAATAGACTGAGAGTGAATAGGCAGCCACTCATTAAATAGTTGCCTTAATGTAATGGTATTGCGTTGTCTACGATTTAATATGACTGCGTAACGGCGCATAATTTCACCTCCGAAAGGATACTACTATGAATCAATATGTATTTATTTTAAACGAACAAGGGGAACGCATTACTTCCTTTGTTGATAATACGGTTAGCAAAGATGAATTACTAGATCATGCTAAGAAAGAGTGGCCGGATGCAGCAGATTATATTTACTCTGCAGATGGTGATAGCATGCTCGATGAGTTCATGAAAGGTAAATTCTATGTGGATGGTAAATTTATTGAACCACAAGCAAAAGAACCTACCAAAGCCGAAAAGATTGCTGAAATTAGAAGCTATTACAACAAACGTTTTGAAACACTAGAACAAATGGTATTAAGACGTCGATTGATTAACGGCGATATTTCAGACTTGCAAGAACAGTTTAAGAAACTAAATCAAGAAATGGTATTAAAAATCAAGGCGGTGAAATAATGGATAAGTTCGAAATTAAAAGCGATATCCCTGTAATGCACTTTTGCGAATGGTGCTACGCTACATTAAACGAAGATGGAACATGCCCTACAGAGGGGTGTATCCATAATGAATTAATAACGTTGAATGAAGAAGAGCCATAAGGCTTAGGGGGAGTGAATGAATATTCTTAATGATATTTTAACAATGCTCATTAGTGGTATATCGCACGAACACATAGTCAGTATGGGGGTAGTGATTATTTTAACCACTACATTATTATTTGTGGACACAATTCAACGAATTGCTGCAGAAGTGTTGCGGTATAACAAGGATAATCACAGACCTAATAATCCTATTACGCTACTAACAACGTTAGCCTGGTACGGATGGGGAAAAGGTAGGTATATTGATGAAACCACTGGTGAACGGCGTAGATATTTAATGAGTGAACGCCTTAGAGGTGATTTGTTAAAGAAACTATGCGTTCAATATCCGGCATGGATGATATTATCCATCGTTTTTATTTCGTTGCCAGATATCCCTATTCCAAATACAGACTTATTCTTAGACCATCTTTTTTCTTACGCGTTTATGTTGATACCATTTTTGGCAGAATGTTGGTCTATCATCGAAAATTTACGAGAAATGGTTGAAGATGATCTAATCGACATTGGAAAGATGTTTCAATATACAATTGAAATTATAAAAGCATGGAGGGGTAATGGATAAGCTAGCTATCATTAATCGCATCAAGCGGTCCTATCAGTCTATCCGAATAGCTGGTATACGGCCAACTGGTGTACTAGCAACGAGGGCTCTAGTCCTCGTCATGCTAGTGCCTATGGTGTTAGTCGTTGCCCAGTATGTATTATCAACGATTAAAGGGTATGTATCACCTGAGGCGAATCAGCTTATCGATAAGGGTATTCTTATAATTGACCATATATTCGTACCATCAGTGCTTATGACCATTGTTGGATTGTGTGGCATGTTCATCGATAAGAACCATAACGGGATTCCAGATAAGCTTGAGGAACCAAATACATTGCCTATGAACAGACCTGGCATACAACAATTAGAGGATGATATTAACCATGACGAGAGGGGGAAATAAATGTTTAGACAAATTACAATGGACGAGTTAAAAGACCTAGCGCTAGATGCCTATGGCCAAATTGAAAAGGCGTACTATCATTGGACAGGGGTAAAAGGTGGTAAGCACTTCACAGATTACCATATCAACATCGACCGAGCAGGTACAATGTGGACCGATATAGAGACCTTAACCGATTATAAGGAACACACCTATATGCGCAATAGTAACGCTGTAGGCATTGCCATTGAAGCGTGTTGGGATGCAGTCAGTGAAAATAACTTAGGTAGTGAACCACCAACAAAAGAACAGTTGGCCACTATGACACAAATTATGGCGGTGCTTACTATTAATGCAGGTGTGCCACTTGACCTACAACATCAGATGACGCACGCCGAAGCAGCAGATAATCGGGACGGCTTGGACCTCTATTATTTAGATCCGACGGGCTATCCAAATAATACGTACGGCCCAGACTCCAACGTTGACCGATGGGACCTCTTGGTGTGCCATGAGGGCGACGAACGATGGAGTGGTGGTGACTGGTTACGTGGCACCGCTCGATGGTGGGGTGCTCAGTGGGGTAGTACAATTTAGGAAGGAGTTACCATGTATGAAACTATCAAGAACAAAGTTATATCTGCGTTTACTCTTAAGCGTGTTATTTGTGGTGTGCTTAGCATTATTTCCATCTATTTCGCATGCAGCCTCATCGGAGGGTACCTCGACACAAGAGCCGACTATCAGCGTACCCGTGAGCAGTTGGAACGAACTCAAAGGGCGCTTGATGAAAGCAGAAAGCTCAATCAACAACTCCGAGAAAGCATTGCAGCAAGCCAACAGCTTAACCGCGACGCAGGGAACAGCATTAACAGAATTGAAGATTATCAACGAAGAACGGACGAAGGAATTGAACGCGCTCAAAGCAATCAACGAGAAACAGGGGCAAGAATTAACGAAAGCCTCCAATCTCTTGACAACGCAAGAAGCGAAATTGAACGAAGCCTCGACCTCATTAGAAGAATTGACAGAACAAATCAAACGCAACAAACGAACCGAACAGCGCCTTAAACGGCAACGTGACACATGGGCCGTGGTAAGCGGTGTATTTGGATTGGCAGGTGCAATTCGTCGATGACTGAGAGGTGATCCATACATCTCCTGAGCATGAGCAGGTGGACTCATGGATTGACTATATAAAAGACCTTACCAGGATATAACTTGGTAAGGTCTTTTTTTTATATTTAATTTATTGCATACAATCTAAAAATATGGTGTAATTAGGGTAATAATAGGAGGTGGGAGTAATGCTGAAAATTCTTAATTGTAATCCACATTTTATGAGGGACCCAGTGCCCGTGTCGAACTATGCTGAAGCGTGGGACGTAATATGTTCCATGCAAAGGGAATTAGGTCAAGGGATACTTGCTGTTGACAGAGAGGCTTGGGAAGTTTTGGGATTAGCTGAGCATTTCCCTGAATTTGTTTGGAAAGAAAATGTAAAGGCGGTATACATTAATAGCGATAAATCGTTACTGATTCCTGCCCCAAGGAGATATTGTAGATCTAATGTTTTGAAGCTTATCAAATTCTTTGGACTCCACTATTCTATCCGAGAAATATAAATGTATATATGACATCATTTTGACATCATATTATATAAAAATATAGTGAAATATAAATAGATACGCTAGTAATCGAGCTAGATAATTGCTGTATTTATAAGTTTTGTGTGTGAACTTTAAATGCCACGCCATCTTGAGGGGGTGGTGAGCTAACGCTCGTGCGGGTTCAAGTCCCGCCAACCGCACCAAATATAAGGACCTACAGTTTACTGTAGGTCTTTTTTCATTATTTTGATATTAAAATACATTTAATGAGTTTATCTTCTTTTTTAAATCTGAGAAGTGTTGGCAGGTTTTCACAATCCGTGTACAATCATAGTAATTAATAATATACATTTATGTGTGTAGTTTTCAGTATGAGAGAAGATTATGGTTTTTAATTATGGCGAGACGTTGCGTATTCGAAGGGATTTATATACAATCTTAGGCAAGATACGCTATATTGATACTCATGGAAAAATTGGGTATGAGTATAAGTTAGTTAAACATAGGAATAATGCAGAGTTTTGGCTCAGTTGGGATAAGAAGCGAGATGCGTACCAGTTTTCCAAGTTGTGTGGAAAAGCACTACCAGCCGATATGAAACTCGTAGATAGTGGTTATGAGATGGTAACAGGCACTTGGGGTGAGGTAGACGTAGGTACTACTGATACTGCTAAATATAAAGAGTATGAAAATGTTGATGGTACTGCTACGTTTTCTGTTCAAGAGTGGGCTTTTGAAACGGAATATTCAAAAGGCTTTTACATTAATAAAGAATACGTATCTGTCGAAAAGGATTCAGAGGTAACCGAGTCTATTCTAGATAAAATGGATACGATTAAGAAGATGAAGTTCATAGGACCAATCGGTTGGATTTTGGGGAACTTGCTACTTTATGTGCCAATCTTTGATATAAAAATATTGCATGATGTACATGATATCCTTACATGGCCTTATATAGTAGCCGGGAATATAGTCCTTGGTATCATTGTGGCTTGTGCTTTCATTATTTCGAGAACTATGCGT